GTAGTTGGGCCAGTCCAGAATCTGTTTCCATTGCTCTTCCACCTATGTAGCCCCTCTGATGCAAGTACCACAGGACCGGGCAATCGAAGCCTTTGAGACCTCGGGGGACCCGTTCGCCGCCTCAACCATTTGCTGGACGTCTTTTGATGCGCCGTACCGCCTGACTACGCCAACAAATTCCTCGACATCATGCCCGCGGATACAAAGTTTTGGCGCCCCCTCTTTTGTAAACTTTGGAGCCCCGTACTGATCAAGCTCTTGAGCTATATGAAATAACTCATGCTCCACCAGTGCGCAGAAGTCAGCGTCAGAGCAGTCAGCGCAGTAGTCAGCCGCCAGCGTGATGATGTAGGCCAGCACGTCGCCGAACCAATCCAGCATCTGTTGTTCCATCCGAGCCTTCTGCCAGCCACCTGCACGGAACGCTACCTGTTCGGCCTGACCGACGACCGTGCGCCCCTTCTTCGTGAAAGCAGCAGACGCCCACATCACACGAATGTCCGCATCGATCAGATGGGCGTGCTCTTCGTTGTGGATGCTGCCGGTGTCGGTGAGGATCTCGGCTTGGAGCCATTCCCACACTTCCGGAGCAGGTATCAGGCGGATACCAAAGTTGGACAGATCCGTAAGCTCGAGCAGTGACGCCGGAGGGAGCGGTCTGTCCATGAGTCACCCTGAGCTTGAAATAGTGGCGTGTTGCCGGTATTGATATGGATCCAATCCTGAAGAGAAAACCAAGATGTCTGAATTTTTCAAAAACCTACGAGCCAAGGATGGCTATAACGGTGAAACTCCAGAAGACTCTCGAGAGGCCGCAGTGGCAGCAGCACTAGTCTTAATTCATGCGAAAGTCTCGAACTCTCCGGAGCGCCACACTATTTTGCAAGAGGAACTGCAAAGACTTTCTTCCTATGCAGATCTCATTCAACAAGCCCTGAACACTAACTGATGGTTTCGTGCCGCATCCAACTGCGGCACATCCCCCCAATTAACGACCTGCCCTTCTTTGTGATTTAGTCGCGAATTGAATGGCTGGCCTGACAAGATTCGCATTCCTCAATGAATAATGTACCCCCAACGCAGCAGCCCAATCAGCCTGAAAAAAAACCTCGAATACTCCTAAAAGCTATCGCTACGTTTGGCGCAGGTCTGATAGCTGCTGTCCCACTTATTCATCTCGCCGGTTACGGAGCTGAAAAGTTAGTAGGCATCGGAAAGATTCAATCGACCGTCGAGGTGCAAGCTAAGCTGATCGCCGACCTGCAAGTCGAGAAGAAGAGCCTTTCGGAAAAAGCTGATCAACTACAGACGAAAGCGCATGACTTAGAGCTGAAGCTGAACAGATCCGACTCCAACCTAAATGCCGCGAACCAGCAACTGACTCAGCTAACGAGCCTGCTTGGGGAGTACAAAAATCTCAACTCTCAATTGGGCAATCGCGTAAGAGCCACTGATCCATGTTTGGCAATACAGCGCGTGATCGCGGATATTGAAGAAAAACTGGCAGTCAGTCCGCCATGGTCACATGCATTACAGGGTGAGCGCCGGGAAGAGGCCATGACTCAACTTGAAAAGCACCAACAATCGCTCCGGTCTTGCCTGTCTCCCGGCACAAAACCTTAGCTCGATGGCTGTCGACTCTTAGCCTGGAAGACCGCATCGCGCCCCCCATTCGCGCTATTCAGCTCGGTCAGTGCCTGGTTGATATCCTGGCTCAGCGGGAGCGCATGGCTCAGGCGGGTTACGTCGCCCATCAGCTGAAAGGATCAGCGGGCTTGGCGATCGAGCGAACGAACCACATGAAGCCCTGCTGCAGATTGGTCTTGGCCAATGCCAGCAGTCGCGGATCAACGCCTTCAATCTGGCCGATCTGCTTGAACAGTTCGCCGGCGTCCGCTTCCAGAGCCTTGATCGAGTTCATTCCGTCGATTTCGGACTGTGTCAGGTCGCGGTAGCCAGTGATCTTCTTGTGCTGGTTATCCATGCTGCTCTCCTCGTCGCGTGTCGCGACACAATTTGCTGATTCGCGAAACGTGTCGCGACTTACTCCGCCTTGCGGGTGGGAAGCTTGAAGTCAGTCACCCGGTCAGCGATGTTCCGGATCTTCTCGACACCCAAGAAGCCAACCCAGCCACCGGCAAAGGTGGCCATGCTCTGTGGCAGGCCGAAGAAGTCCAGGCCGCTGATTATGGTCAGTGTGAGGCCGCCGCAGATGGCGCCTTCCACTAGCATCTGGCGACGAGTACCGCCGCCGTAAGTGATCCGCAAGACGGCCATAGCGCAGGACAGCGCAGCCGCATAGAGGATCGGCGAATGCTGGCTCAACCACGCAAGCGCTATCGCCCATGTGTCTGGTTTGTCTGGCATGTTTGGCATCTCGGTTCCTCCCCGTCAGGGAGTTAGGAATAAAAAGCCCGCGCAGTGGCGGGCTGTTGGCTGAGTGCTATCGTCGAGAGAGTTGCTCACAGTGAATACGCAGATCCAACAAGGCAAGGAATCCTATGAAAGCCAGCGAATTGATCACGGCACTCAACGAATCTATAAAAAAACATGGAGATCATATTGTTTGTACATGGTCACCTTTTGAACCAAGCGACGTGCGACCAATTTCTTTCCTGCACCGTATGCATGCAAGGGGAGAAGATGTTTCGGTCATTGATTGTCATCGCAATTGGCCTAGCAAAACGGGCGAGCCGTCAGGCGACCTCCGAGACAACAACCGCTGACCAAGAACGGCTCAGAAACATCGTTGACTTGAGCCCGCCTCGACGAAACGCAGAGGCGGTGTAAATAGGTGCGCTCGTCTTTCCGAGCTGTCTGCCAAAGGCCTTCTCAACGTCAACGCCCCATATGCATCGATCTCGCTGATCCAGTCTCGCGCCACCCCGAAAGCAAGTTTGAGGTCAGGGTGCGCGGGCTGCCGGTGTTGATTCCGTACGTCGCACTATCCGGCTATCGACGTCCAGGCCTTCCCGAGGGCTGTCCTGGCTACAGGTAAAATCGAGGTATAAAAAAGCCCCGCCAAATGGCGAGGCTCAAAAAAGCGTTTTAGGGTTAACTAATATCTACGGGAGGAATAAGCACGCCATTCAGGTATTTGTAAATCGCTTCATTCAACTGTGAGAAATCACCGTCGATTACCTTCACCGAATTGCGGCGATGGCCGACCCCAACCGTATAACCAAACTGATCACGACCAAGCGTCAGGCGGACAACAAGCCGGTTTGGCGGTGATTCGCTTGGTTTTTGATCCAGCATCAGCGCCAGCGCGAATTCGATTTGCTCAACGCCTTTTTCGATCTGAGATGTGTCACAGCCAACGAATTCGTTATCTACCACCTTGCCGAAATAGAGCCAATTTGGAACATCAGACCCATCGAACGGCGTCTTTTGAGGGACTTGGATGTATCTAGCAAATTCTCCGGTAAGAATCTTCGCCGCAGAGTACAAATCTGCCCAATGCTCCTCGTCGGCCTTCTTCAACTCTGCATATGTGGATTGAAGATCTTGGAATCTAGACATAAAAACAACTCCTTTGCTATTGACCTCATATTGCCATCAGCAAAGTGAAAACCCAACAAAAAACCCGACGCAGTGGCCGGGTTTCGATATTGTCGTGCGCTGGAGGTAAGTTGCGCAGTGTGGGAAAAGTACATCAAATTCCCCACCATAGCAACACCTTTATGCCGCATCCTCTGAATTTTCTGCGTGAATAACCTGCCACACCGGCTGCTGTGCCTGAATATCCACTTCCTCAATGGCTTTCCGCAGGAAATTCCAGATGTCGAGCCAATCGCGATCCCAATGCTTGGGCTGGATAGCGATCCCGTACAGCTTCATCATGGCGCCAGACACTCGCGCCGGCCCCCACGCGTCACCGCCATTCGCCTCGGCCTTGTAGGACTGCAGGGCGCAGGTGATAAGGCAATGCACCTTCGCCGCCTTGGCATCAGTGAGCGCACTGAAGTCCGTATCCGACCAGATCAGCTTCTCGGCGTTGAGCATGTGAACGACGGTTATGCACGGGTGGTAGAGGTAGTGCCCCAACTGCTGTACCTGGAACGGCAGCGACTCGATAGCCTTCTGCACCTTCCCCATGGTCACCAGGTGCGCGGCCCGATGTGTCGACCGTCCAATAGGCGTGCGGCGTGTCTCGGCAATGTGGATCTTCTGGCGCACAGCCATGATGCGCTCTTCCTTGTCCTCGCCCTGGGCGGCAAAGATGACCTCTCGAAGCGCGGCCTTCTCCTTGCGGACGACAGTTGCGGATTTTGCCCGGTCAGCCGCTGCCGCACTGATTGAGGCGTTCGATTCATGCTGTGCGTCTGTCCACGCTTGACGTGCGTTGATCAATTTCATGCTGCCTGCCCCTTTTTCAGTTCTCGGGTCTTGGCCCGGTATTCGGACTTGATGGTTTTGATTTCTTCGACGGTGTACTTGCGGGGCTCATGAGGCCCCTCCAGCCAGGCCACCTTGTCGGCGCCGATGCGCTGCACCAGTCGGATGCGGTACTCAACTGCGTTGCCGGACAGGTTGCGGTTGCACTTCACACACTGGCGGTGGATGTTCAGCGGCTCGAAGCGCAGCTCCGGACAGGCGCCGACGGATCGGTAGTGGCCGGCGTCCCATCGGCTGCCGGTCATGAGGTCGTTGTCGTTCGGCATTGAGTCGCAGCTGATGCACGGCAGGTGCGCGTCACGCAGGCGGACGTACTCGTTCACCGCGGCCTGGGCTTCGCGTAGATGATCCGCCCTGCTCTTCAGCTTCTCTTTGCGTACCTTGATCTCGCGGCGCTCGATGCTGGCCAGCGACTTGCGCTTCTTCTCCTGCTTGTCCCGCGCGATGACAACGGCGCAGTCCGGCGAGCACCAAGACTGAAAGCTCACCTTTGGGACGAATGAGGCCCGGCAGGTTTTGACTGAGCACTTTTTCGGGCGCGGCTGCTTCCTTTCAATCGTCATGCAGCCTCCTGGCTCAGAAGATCATCGAAGTACACGCCCTGCGGTGCGAAGCGCGCGACAATGCGGTCGGTGTACGCCACGCCCTGGGCTCGATTGAAAAGACTGGTCACCGGGAAACCGTCCGGGCCGAACAAATGGCAGCCCCCCATCATTTCCAACTTTGTTGCGTACGGAAGATGGCGCATCACCCGGTACCACTCCGCCTGAAACCCGGCATCCTCGTTCAGCAGGATCTGCACGCCGATGTGCAGCTTGCAGTACCGGCGAGCGTCCGCCTCGTCGCCGATCTGCGTCATTTCAGCGATGCGCTTGTACATCGAGAACCACAGCCGGTTCTGGTCCAACGTCCGGTCCTTGCCGGGGCGCAGCGAGACCACCACGAACTTCTTGTCGCGGTACATAGCGCTGATAGCGGTGATAGCCTCGGAAAGCTTGGCCTGACAGTTCACGGAGATTTTGTCAGCCATGGGCGGCCACCTTGTTGGGTAATCCGGCGATCAACTCACCGAGTTGCTGCGTCAGTCGTTCGTTCTCAGCCAGTAACTCCAGCGCCACCTCCTCCACAGTCTTTTCGCCGAGGAAATCCTGAAGAGCCTCAGTGTTACGTTTCCAGTTCGCGCAATCTGCGCGGTATGACGCGGCCTCAGCCCAGAGCAATTTCTGGAGTTTTTGTTTATCGATGTTCATTGAGCAGCGCTCCCTGCTTCCAATTGTTCGGCCTGCCGAATCAGCAGCGCCCGGCGATCGGCCAGATCGTTGGCTGCCAAAATTCGCAGTTCTGTTTTTTCCTCGTCCGAGGCTTTGCGCATCGCCAGCATCGAGTCCTTCACCGCGGCGAGCTTCTCTCGCAGTTTTGGGGAAGGCCGCGCGACCTCACCAGTGAGCAGCGCAACCACGGCCCGGCCGTCTTCAGTGACCGGCGCGACACTCAAGTCGGCCAGGTACTGCTGAGCGCGCTCCTGCGGAATTCGCTGCATTTGCACAGCTTTGGTGATCGCCTGCGTGCGGCGGTTGGCGTCGAAGCCGACAGACACATGCCAGTTCACCTCCTTGCTGTCCTCCCGGGCTTGCCCTACCAGACGCTCGTAAGCGCTGTTGAACGCCATGCGCGCACCGACCTTGTCGCCGGCGTCGAGGACAGGTTTCGCTGCTGCCAGTGCGAGCTGGATTTCGTCGGTCAGCACCACGGTTTCGAATTCGTCGTTGGTCGTCATCGCAATCGCCCATGCCTCGTCCTTGCCCGGTCGGCCGTCGGCGGCCTGCACTCGCTGGAGAATGTCGGCCATGGCAAGCTTGCCCTTCACTTCGAAGCGGCAGGCCTTCAGCGCAGCTTTCACGGCAGCCACCGAGTAAGCGCAGAGGTCTTCAGCCATCATCGCCGCGGTGCCTGGGTTCATTTCCTGACCCATGGCCTCGGCGGTGGCGCAGATCGCAGCAGCGAGGCTGGCAACCTGGTGATCGTTCATTTCAAATGTATTCATTGCGCTCTCCCGCTTGGCGCTTGGCCAAGACCATTTGCGCGGCCTGCTCGGCGGCGGAGACATTCGCTTCAGTGCGCTCCATCTGGCGTGCGGTCGTCCCGTTGATGCGCTGACCAGTCACCCACTGGGTGTGGTAGCTCTCGGCATTGGCCAGCAGTTCGTTGAGGCTGTGGCACTTGCGCAGGACGCCGGCGTCGCTGGTCTTCAGGTAGTGAGCGGCGACGTGGTGGGCGACATCGGCGCCGAGCCGGTCGACCAGTTGGCCGAGCTGACCGCCGACCTTGGCGTTCCACACCGGCCAAGCACCGTGGTAGCGCTTGCGGTAGGCCATGGCGTAGTTCGCCCAGACCTTGAAGGTTTTGCAGGACTGGTCTTTGGGGCCCGGCATGTCATCGGGAATCTCAACCCGTGGCGCATCGGTGCGATCAACCACCAGCACCAGATTGCGGGCCGGCTTGTCCGGGCTGCCTTGCAAGTCCTGACTGGTATCCTGATTGGTACCCTGATGATTGGTATCCTGATTTGTCG